CCCGTAAGTCAAGAAACTCTTGTTCTTACGAAGAGCCGTGGCTTGAGCACGACCCATAAGGCCTTTAATTTCAGTTGCGGTAGCACCTGCCGAAATCGAGATTTCATCCACGCCGCCTAGCGCGGTGCGAATCTCCTCTCGCATCAGTAAGGAGTATCGGTTCATATCTCCGTTAACCGGATCGGGGGCGATATAACCCACACGATCACTTGCCTCAACATTGGCGATAATGCGAGGAACGCGGAGACCGCCAAGCATCGACGAGCTGCCGAAAGGCTCGCTGACCCGAGTGGAGGGAGAATCTAATCCAGCAAAACCACTTTGACTCGCAATTGTCGGTCTAAATGCGGTGTCGGCATTTGAAGCTTCGACCAGATCGCTACGAGGACGAGAACTAACAAGCGTAGGGTTGCCAAAAAATTCAATATTTTTGGCGATGTTCCTGATGATTTGATCGTGGAGCACAATTTGCTCCATAAATGCATCGAAATCACCCTCACCCTCTGTACCGCTAGCGTTAGGGCGATTCAAAACCTCCACGGCGGGAATAAACCCGAGAGGATTAGGCCGCGTACGCCCGCCGCCGGCAAAACCATTAGGTTCTAATTCAAAACTTAATTTTGTGTCAGATTCAAACTCGCTTATTTCATTTTCTTTGATCGAAATACGGACATATTTTTCGTTTGTGCCGTACTGATCGCCAGGAAGTCCAACGGAAGGGCCTTTTACTTTATAGCTATAAATAATTACAACTTCATTCAAAGAACCATTGACATCGTGATAAACACGATATTGATCTTTGTGGAAGAAAGAAATTTGATACTTGATTTTTGGGTCTGGGCGAAAATAAAACAGCCCGCAGCCATCAATCAAAAAATTCCGGATGATTGATGGAAATCTGATATCTAATTTATTAAGCTCAATAATATCTTCTAAAAATTTAGTGCGTACTTTGAAACTATCTTGATCACAATAGAAATATAAACCTTTTTTGATCATTAACAGCGTCATCTGCTGTAAATGGCCAAGAACGGTCATAGTGGCCGCTTGATGCGACCTATTTTGCGTCCGAGCAGCTTCAAGAATCTCCCCGAATCTGGATTTGACCGATGTATCCGTGGCCATTTACAGCGTCTCGCTAATTTTTACATCAACCTTGTGCTTTTTTAGCACGCGCAGCTTCTTTATAGGCTTTTGCTTTTTCGTGAGCTGCTTTGCGTTCAGCATGAGCTTTATCACGTTTAGCTTTTTCGTCAGCGTCCAGTTTTCGGCGTGTAATTCGCTCTTGCTCAGCACTTGAACGACGTAATTCTTGTTCTTGGCGCCGCTCTTTGATGCTTGCAGCACTTTGTTTCTTTGGTTCTTGTACGTCTCCTCCTACAGGTCCGAGCCCCGTGGCGTGAACAACTCCGGTGTCAGGATCTTTATAGTAGTCAATCATTGGAGAACAAGAATTTGCAGGCTCTCTCAATTGTAAGCGTTTCCGGAGGCAAAAGTTCAGGAGGAAAATACTCCAGAATATGATCGGAACGACCTATGGGATCTGTTGAGCCCACTTCAGGTGTGTAATCCGCTATAAAATTCTTCATTTCGTCGCTGTTTAATGGTGCAGCAGCAGAAGGAATGTAATCAAAACAATGTACGAAAGAACTACATTTAATTTGACGACGAGTATTGTTTCCCATCCAGCTAAAATGCCAGCCGCAGGTGCCTGTCGCGACTTCCGCTGGATCTGAGAACGCACTCCGATCGACTATTTCTCCGTTTTTAAAGAAATAATCGCCTTGTTGCTCGCGAATTAGAGACAGACTCTGATTTTTACGTTGTTTATTGATTAAAAAATAAGGTGCTGTCCACGGGTAAGGGGTCCCGTTAGGCATACAAGCGCGTCTATCGGCTCGACCGACCAGAAAAACCATCGGAGCGTGCAAAATCCTGTCGGGATTTTCACTTACGACCCGAAGAGCATCCGGAATCTTACTCGGGTCTAAAATTTCGTCGCAATCTGAGACGAAAAAAATCGTATCTTCAGGCAACATGTCCATGACATACGCCAAAGAGTCACGCTGACCCCTTTCGCGCACCCATGGATCGGGATTTTCATCAGCTGACGGTAATTCAACCTTTATCAAACTGATTTTTTCCGAAGGAAGGCCGAGTTTTTCAATTGTTTCCTGACAAGTAAAAGGTTTTGGGTCTCCACGGTGGGTTTTATTCGCTTCGACGATTAAAAAACGATCAACGTGATCGTTAAGCATTCGAATACGAAGCTCTAGCAGTTCGACTTCGTTGAAGTACGGGAAACAATCAATGAACATACTGATAAGCCGAGGTAGTACCAAAGAAAAACATCTTTAAAGCATCTGTAGCGAACAAAGCGGGAGGTAAATCATTCATACTGCATTCTTTAAGGATGTGATCTGGCCGATTTAAGGGGTCGTGGGAATTATGTTCTGGCTCATAACTTTTCAGATATTCACGAATCTCATCATTATCAAATAAGTAATGTTCAGCAATAGAATTTGCTTTAATTTTGCGTTTTTCGATATCTCCCATCCAAGTTAAATGCCAGCCAGCATCTCGATTTCCGTAATACATATAATCACCACGGGATCTGATCTGGCTGAGGGTGGTGTCGCGAATCTGATCGCTGCTAACAATCATTCCGCACCTCCATTCGAAAGGAGTGCCGTTAGGAGAATAGGCTTCTAAATTGGCACGGCCAAAAAACATCCGCATTGACAGACTGACATAACGATCCGGATATTCTTTGGCTAACTCAACAGCTTCTTTAAGCTTTTGTGGGTTTGGAATTTCGTCACAATCACTCACAAAGAAGTGAACGCCGGATGGAGCCTCCCGCATGGGAATTGCTAAAGCATCACGTTGAGCACGCTCACGAATCCAGGGATCGGGAACTTCCTCAGCCGAGGGAAGCTCAACATGAATAAGTTGAATCTTATCTTCAGGCAATCCAAGCTCTCGAAGATACTCAGCGCACCTGAAAGGCTTTAAATCTCCTTTATGCGTTCTATTAGCCTCTACAACAAAAAAAGCATCGACGTGATCTTTCAGGGTGTTTACCCGAGCCTCTAAGATCTCCTTCTCATTAAAAAAAGGAAAACAGTCAATAATCACTGTGCGCCAGGAATACTGGCAGCATATTAACTCTTACGCTGAGATTTGACCAGCTCGAACACTTCGCCCAAGTCGAGGAGCAATACGCTGTCCGCGAGCAGATGGGGTCACACCGGCTCCGACAGTGCTGATTTCAGGTGTATAGCCATTTGTAGGTTGAGGCTCAGCAGGCATATCAGAACCATTAAAAGCACTTTGTGCTCGTTTAGCTTTAGCTTTGGCAAGCAATTCCGACACAATTTCAGGAGATTGCCTTAAAGAAGACCCCGTGGCCGCAGCTTCTAAAGAAGGTAAAGTTGCCGGTGCCCCGGAATTAAACGTCGAAGAATCTGGGGAATTTTGCTCAATACCAGCGAAATTGGTGATTGTCGGAAGCTGGGCTTTTGTTTGCCACGAAGCGGCTTGTTCTTGTTTTTGCATGGCGCGGGCAAAAAAGTCTCCCGCTTGCGCAAACCCGTTCGCCATGATTTAAGAACTCCTCTTTTTAATATACTCCGAAGCCTTTCGACGAGCTTCACGAGCTTTAGCTGTATTTGCTACTTGTGTGTTTACAGGCTTATCGCCAGAAGTCGCTTGTTTTTTGCGTTCGTCTGTAGCGCGACGTTCTTCAGGGCTGAGTTGAGCCCAGGCTGATTTAGGTAGGTATCGTTCTGTTCTACCTTTTTCCCTAGCTAAATCAGCCATATCAACTAAAAGGATTTTGTACTTTGGGGCTCAATATATCGCCACGCTTCATAAGAGCAGCTCGAATCTGAGCTTTTTTGAGAAGTTCGTCCTTCGTGGGATCAATAATCATGCTCATAATTTCGTTATAAGCAGGATCCTTTAGACGTTGCCTAGCAAGATCTTCAGTACTAATTAAGGTATCGAAAAAAGTTTTGTCGGAGTTAAACAGACTGCCGAAATAATCAGAAGCGGATGCCATAGTTAGTCCTTTTTACGTTTTTCGTACTCCTCGCGGGTCATCCATTCTTCCTTACCCCAACGAGAAAGACGGTTAGACGAAGACTTTTTGCCTTCGTAACGACCGCCCATATCTTTATAATACTTGACTGCTAACTGCATCGCTCGGGCAGAGTGACCGCCCATTTTGGCGCGAGCTTTGGCTTTAGCACGAGCCCACTTTTCCGGATCTCTTTTTTTAGCTACTTCAGCCATTAGTACAACACCACGACACTATCGACGGTCGAAGTGCCAGAAATAGTTGTACAGGAAATAGGAATAAGTTGATCCGCCCTAACAGAATTTAATGTGATGGCGCTGCTGGGCTGGCCGTCCGCAGGAACGATAGTGAGTTTATAAGCTGTTGTTGGAGACGATGCTTGGGTATATAACGCGCGACAAGCAGGAAAATTCGCATTTGCCCCTGAAGCTACGACAAAACCACTTGCGTACGGAAGAGTTGCACTCTGACCGTAATATGACCCAAATGCTTTAACGTCCATATCAAGGGAGTGTTTCTACCAGTTTAACCAAATACTCAATCGCTTTCTCTAAATCCTGTTTGCCGTTTTTATCTTCCCAACGCCATAAATACTTCTGCGCACATCCTTCAAGATAACCTTGATATTTAGTGAGTCCCATAGAAGCACGTTGTACTTCGTAGCACTCTAAACCAGCTTTTTTGTAGTAGTCGGGACGTACAGCAGGATCAACAGGCGTTAAACCAAAAGATTGTCCCGCCGCTTCGTTCGACTTGCTCACGTCGAAGGTATCCGTCTCGTGCATTTAACGTTTCACATTGATGTTTACCGAAGAGAACATAGCAAATGTTCACGGGTCTGATCATAGTTATACAAACGGAAATGCCCACGGATCACGCGGTTAAAAATGTCTCTATATCTATAAGTTTATTGTGTTTGGCTGCGAGCTGCCGAGAATACTTAAGATCATTATGTAGCAGTAAGGATTGTTTTATAGGTACGTAGTACTTCCCTCTTTTAGCGACTGGAACACACCGTCGATGGTCTTGACCAGGATTTAAATTCTCGAAACACAAACCCATTGAACGGCGATCAGCTATAGGCCAATCCCGAAATCCACTTTTCAAATAACTAAGATCAACATCGAAACTGTCAGATTTTATATATTGCTCAGCATTAATCTGACTTAATATAGACGCACCATAATAAGGATTACCAAATTGAGCTAAACAGTGGGCTTCTTGATCTTCTATTAAAACACAGCGCGTTTGAAAACTGCCTGTAGTTAAAGCCTCCGGTGTTGGGCGAGTAAATGACCATTGATGGTAATTATCAAAAGGTATGTATTTATTCTCAACTAATTCATAGCGTATAAAGCCAGGCTCTAAATTGAGGGGTTTCAGTTTATTTTCCCACTCAATAAAATACTTAAAGTTATCTACAGTTAATACAATATCATCCTCTTGATATATGTAGAAGTCAGCATCGTTATTATTAACGTGCTCTTTAAATACTTCTGTATTTGTCCACGGAAGAGCAAAACCTAAGTCAGGCTCCGTGGCACACAAAAAAGTTCTGTGTAGCGGAATGTCGGACAAACTGTATTGAACTTCGTTAATGTCATCTTCCGCTTCTTTGTTGACGGTTAAATACACCCGCACGTCTGCGGGAAATTTTAAATATTGAAAAAGAAGTTTACGTAAACTATGGACCCTGTTTAAAGGATTATGCGCAGTGATATAAACATTGATCCTCATGATCAATACTCAAGCTGAAAATTCCCACGGCGCTGAAGAAAATGAATCAGATGCGTGTAGGCATCCAATAAATCGTCATGAGCCGTTGCCCCTACGTTAATGATTTGATCGAATAAAGCGTCAAATTTTCTGTATTTATTAAAGACTAAATTTTTGTTTTCTAGAACACCTAACGTTCCCCTAAATCGTGCAATCTTATCTCCTCGGAATCCTTTAACTTGGTGAATATTTAAGTTACCTAATCCTCGATCCAGAATAAGAACTTGTTTAAGATCAGCTGCCAAGGAAGCTTGGTACGCGACAGATTCCACAACAAGGGTGATCGTGGAATAAGTGGGTAAATATTGATCGTGCTCATGTACCAAAATGCCCCATTCGACAAGCATGTCGCACAACAGATCGATTTTCTCAAGGTTCCCGATAGATCGACATTGGTGAGCATCAATGATGTAGTACTTGTCGCCGCGTCGACCCCCTAAAACAAAAGCTGTGTAATCCGATGTCTCGCTAGCACTGGCGCTTAGATCCATCCCCACGGCCAAACTATCGAACTCAGTAACGACTTCGCCTTTCACCAACAAATCTGGAGACACAATCAGATCGCTCGTCATGACTGGCTGCTGCTGATACTGGAATGCAAAAGCAACAGGATCCAGCTCCTTTTGCTGCATCAGATAGTCAACAGACCATTGGGAAGGCCAATAACTAACTGGTTCACCTTTGTCGTTATACGTAATAGCTTCCTGCTGAACCTGAACCCAATTTTTCTCAGGAACAAAAGTTGTTTTATGAATATCGAGCGGATGAAATCGAGTCCCTAAGCAGATAGCGCGACCACCTTCAAAAATAATCGGGCTGATAACCGAGGACCAGTTACTCGCCATTTCCTCTCGAATGGCAGGGTTCTTAATATCTGCACTCGATTTAATAGGGTCATCCACCAGCACTAGGTGGGCGCGTTTAGACGTAATACTTCCTCGAAGACCTGCTGCACGCAGGGTGAATTCTTCATCACCTAACCGAGGAATACCGGCATAATCAAAATCCACCGACCAACCGACATCGGATTGCATACCTTGCCGAAGGCGGCAGGTCGGGAACACTTTTTTAAATTCGGAAGATTCTACGATCTGTCTAATAATACGTGACTTAGGAATAGCTGTAGCAATGTTATAACTCACATAGATAATCTGAAGAGGCCGTTTAGCCGCCGTATGTTTACCGATACACCAAGCGGTAAACATGTTGAGTACGGTCGATTTAGCCGAACCCCGTGGGGCCAGAATATCTAGGTTGGGACCAGCAATATCTAAGAGGTACTTATTACTTTCGTGAGTTATTAGGTGATCGTACCACTGCAGCATATGTGCTGCCGGGGCTTTATCTAAAAGCGTACAGAAAACTTGGAAGTCGTTAGCCGCTTTAGTGTAAATAGTGTCTTCCTGTTGCGTTTCTATTAACGCAGCTTTAGTTGCACGTAACTGAGCTGTACGACGATATGCAAAACTAGCGCGGCTGGGCATGATTATTTCGCGGATACTGACGGTATACTGACACAATTAAAGCCTAAAAACTCTCACATGGCAAAAATTCTGTGGTATGGAGATGCAGTGTCTAACACTGGATTTGGCCGTGTAACACACAGTATCTTAGAGCATCTGCATAAAGTCCACGAGGTCGTCGTTGTTGGCATTAACTACGACGGCGACCCGCACGAGTACCCTTACAAGATTTATCCAGCGGGAACGATCAACCAGCAAGATCGCTTTGGATTAGCGCGATTGCCGGAGATTATCAACAAAGAAGATCCTGATTACGTTATCGCTCTAAATGACATCTGGATTCTTAATCAAGTCTGGGAACGTATCCATTTCCTGAAAGAAACCAAAAAATTTAAATTTATCGCGTACTTCCCTGTTGACTCTGAGTATTACGACGATTCGATGTTGGCCAACATCCCCTCGTGGGATTTTGCAGTCACATTTACGGTTGACTCTGCGAAACGCCTGATTGCTCAAGGAATCCAAACTAAAGCCTTAGGTGTTATCCCCCACGGAGTTGATCGGAATCGCTTCTCCCCGATGGATAAACAGCAGGCTCGGGCAGCTCTCGGTCTGCCTCAAGACGCATTTATCGTCTTTAACGGAAATAGGAACCAACCTAGAAAACGAATTGATTTAACGATCAAAGCGTTTGTGCAGTTCGCCGCCAAGAAAAAAGAAGCGATGCTGTACCTGCACATGGGGCAGAAGGATATGGGTTGGGATGTTATCGCTCTCTTCCAGCGTGAAATGAAGCGAGCCGGTTTAGATGCCACGCGGCGATTGATGATGACCTCGACCGACATCAATTATCTACGCGCACCAGATGACAGCGTTTTAAACATGATCTACAACGCGTCAGATATCGGTATTAACACTTCAGACGGAGAGGGTTGGGGGCTTGTGTCGTTTGAACACGCAAGTTGCTGTAAGCCGCAGATCGTTCCAAACCACACCGCATGTAAAGATATTTGGGCAGATAAAGCTCTGTTAATCGACGTAGCTGAGTGGTACGTGGATAAAGACTTGAGCGTCGAAAGGGGCCTTATTTCTGTTCCGCACGCTGCTGAACTGATGATGACCCTGGCAAGCAGCTCAAAGGTCTACAACGAAGTAGCGCAAAAATGCTACGACGAAACCAAGAAATCAACCTACGACTGGGAAACCGTGGCTGAAGGATTTAACGCAGCCATCGAACATCTGGGAGGTGTCAAATGAGCATCCGTTACTTCCACAAATACTCACACTGCCTGCACCCTGTTAAAACTAGGAGCACGCTCGATCTAACGGTATATGAACAAGCGGAAGAATTAGGCGGAACGTTCAGTCGAATCACTAAAGGACTGGATCCAAATATCTGCTTTAACTTCAACCCCACGCTGCACAAAGAGGGGGATAAGACTTGGATCGCGTGGCGTGCCCAACCCGAACCTTTTTGTTTCCGGTGGGATAACCACTATTTCTATTTAAATAACAAGCCGACAACAATTCAAATCGGACAACTGGCCGATGATGTAAACTGTAATCGGCACTAAAAACGCACGTAAGACGGCGCATCGCTGCAGCTATGAAGATCCTCGCTTTTTTGAGGACACCGCTGGCGGACTTTACCTTCAGTTTGTAGCTTCCACGTACGCCTCTACGTACGCAAAGAACGGCAACCATCTATTTGATAACTCAAAAGTTATCGTTGGCCGCATAGATGACTACGCCAATCTTGTTGATACGCTTGTCCCTAATTTAGAAAATAACAGAGACAAAAAAGCGTGTGAAAAAAACTGGTGTTTCTTCACGCACAATAAAGAACTACATATCTTATATTCTATTTTTCCTCTGCGAATTCTCAGGGAAACTGGCGAAACAATCGAAGTTGATTCGAGCCTGCTAAAAGTTGCAACTCAAGATAATCCGACTTTTTGTTCCACAGCCCCTGTGGACATCGGGGATGAGTATCTTGTGTTTTACCACTGGAAAAACGGAGAACGCGATCCTAGTGGAAACGTATATCTGAAGTATTACACCAGCGCATTCACACTCGATAAAAAAACATTCAAACTGAATCGAATGTGCGAGAAGCCACTACTGTATGGCTCACTCGCGGATCAACTTATTTGGTGGACAGATCTCTACGGAAACCCCGTGTCCAGACAACCAGCAACGATTCTACCTTTCGGGTGCTTGGTAGAAAATAATGAAGTTGTACTGTCCGTAGGGGTTAACGATGCTTTCATGGGCATCATGCGGCTGCCCTTAGACAGGGTTATGAGCCGTATGACGAATATCGTTAATTAGATTCTTCGCGTTCGATAGCAGCCCAAACCATCTCTGACGAATCCCTGATTAAATCAGAGATGGTGGGCTGATCTTCAAACGCTTGAATAAACTCACGGATACACCGATCAGCGCCAGCAAGCAATAACCCACGGCGATCAACACCGTCGTTAATAGACCGTACCGCTTGAATGTGAGACCTAAGCTCCTTCTCAAGCACCGCGATCTTTGTTGCGGCAGTCGCATGATCGAGCATTCCCGTGATTGTCATATCACGGACATTCTTAATGTCTCGACGAATATCGTCGATCTCAAAAAGTAGGACCTTCCTTAAATCTTCCTTTGGATATCGTTCCTGAATCCAGGCTGTTAAATCAGCGATGCTCCCGTTAAAGCCAGGATTTAAAAAACGCGCATAAAGAAACGCTTCCACGTCGCTCGTGGAATTTTTGGCGTAATAAATAAAAGCATCGTGCTCAGACTTGGACAGTTTGCCGAGCCAATCAGCAACTGTCTTACTTTCTCCGATTGCTGTTTTAATCATGCGACAGCAGCTTTACCAGCAAGAGCAGCTCCGCGACCGAAACGCTTCAGAGCTAATTGACCTTCAACATTCGCCATTTGCTCAGCAATACGATTGCGAGAAGCTTCCTGTTGCTCAGCGATCCTTAAGTTAGAAGACAGAATATTGGCCACGGCTTGATTCTGACCGGCGAGACTGGACTTACCGCCTTCTAAAACACCCTCAGTAATTTTTCCATAAAGTTGTCCGAGCGATGCGGAATCAAGAGCTTTAGCAGCACCTGCAGTCCCTTGCCCGAGAATGGTAGCTCCACCGGCTACGGTCTGAGTTCCAAGCTGACCCAACTGACCGGCAGTTTCCTTACCGATTTCACTTACTGCTCTTCCGTAAGTTTCCGTAAGGGCTCGTTCAGTCTCGGTGGGAGTCAGGGATAAAGCGAGTTTAGCCTCGCCGGTTTTACCCTCTAAGCCAGTGGTTAGTTCGGCATACTGAGCAGCAATACCGGTTTCAAGCCCACGGGCAGCGGCCCCTTCAGCCAGCTTTTTCTGATAACCAGCGAGTCCAGATTCCCCGAGAACCTTAGCTTGGGCACCGAGTGCACCAACCTCAGCACCTTGAGCAATGAGCTGCACCCTGTTGAGCTGTAGTGATCTGACTCTGCAACGCACCCATCTGAGCGGCATACGCTGGTAATACTGCCGTCCAGTTAGTAACAGAACTAGGTGCCTGCTGGCCGCCCCCAAAGATACCGCTAAACAGACTACTGCCCGCAGCAGATCCAAATCCGGTGGCGGCTGCAGCAGCAATAGGGGCTAAAAGCATGACTAAATCCTCCTATTTAAAAGACTCAGCGCCAACTCGGGCGAGAGGAGCGAGTCCGGCTAAAGTCGCAGGATTAGCCTGCGTGGCGCGGTAAGCAATATCAGCTAAGCTCAACGCCATCTGAGTTTCTCGATTGATCTGAGCTTCCGTAATTCCACGCCAAGCTCGGATATTTTCGAGTTCAATCTGACGAGCACTGAGTTCACGAGACTTAGCTAACGCAGATTTTTCTGTCTCACGAAGAACAGCGAGTGTAGCGGCGGTATCTCCCTGTAACTTTCCGGTATAGAAGGGGCCGAGTTCTCCAAGCAAATCCTTAATGATTTTACTGGGGTCCCCTTCGCCAGCTCCTTCCAAAGAAGAAGTTCCTACCTCACGTTTAATGTCACTGGGTGTAGGCGATGTGAGACCTGCCGGCGAAGGGAGTGGAGCAGAAGGTGCTGCAGGAGAACCATCTGTACCACTTAAGTTACCCTGATTATTCTTATCGCTTTTTGTAGGGCTCATCGCAGAATTGCCCATGATGCCTACGGTGGCTCCCACAGCAACTCCGCCGCCTGCTGCGACGATATCTTTAAATTTTTGTGATTTAGCTAGAGCCTGGAGGCGAGTTAAAGCAGGAAAATTGATAGCCATCAGACAGCCCTCGCGACTTCAGTAAGAACAGCGCTGCCCGTTAAATCGGGCTTAGCGAGAATGGTGGAGATAGTGCTCTCCAACACACCTTGAGCTAGACCATACTGACGAGCAACTTTTTCTCGTTCAATATCGCCTAACTTCTCCGCTTTGACTTTTTCGATACCTAGTTCACCTTTTAAAGCTTCCAGTGCTCGCTCACGCTGGGCAAGACCTTCTGCAGCACTTTCAGCTTGAGTGTACTGAAGATCAAAAAATTCCTCTGGACTAAGAAGAGGGGGGAGTTTCTCTACGAAACTTTCGCCCACGCCGGGGATCATTCCGGCAAGAGCCCGATTGTATGCCTCTTGCTGGTACTGTCGTACATAGTCCGCATAATCAGCTGCAGACCTAAAGAAACCAGCACCTCTACCGGTGGTAGGCGTAGGAGTTCCTAGCGGTGGAGATTTCGGAGCTACGCTGGCTAGACCCCCGGTGGCCGAAGAAACAAGACCGCCGCCAATTTCAAGTAAACCAGCAGCAATTAAGTTATCAATAACCCGACTAGGAAGGCCTGTCTTAGCAACTACATTGGCGCCTTGGCCAATAGCGTTGGCAGCAGCTGTTGAAGGAAATGCCATACTTATCGAGCTGCAGGGTTATCGAACGAAATACCGCTCGAAGGTTTCTTCATATAGTTTACAGGCTGCGCAGGCGTTTGACCCCGCGCTAGTTGTTCTTTTTGTTCTTTGCTTGGGTGTGAAATTGTCTGGGGAAAATTCGATCTCAAATAAAGCGCTAAAAATTTATTGGGGTTTTGTCCTTCAAAACCCTCACGAACATCTAGCTCTTTAAGTTTTTGAATTTGTGCGTCCATCAGCCGATCTCGAAATACTTACGGCTAGGAGGAATATTGTTGTTATTAGGTGCATTCAGAACCGAATAGTTCCCAGAATAGTTAGGGAGATCGTAAGCCAGAGGAGCTTGCTTACTTAAATATTCGCCATACTCCACGCTGCGTTCGTCGACATTATCAAGCGCCATCGAGAGCATCCGAACGACCTCAGGATTACCTAAGAGTGCCATGAGCAGCTCTTCGACTTCACGAGTGTCCGCTTCGTTAGTGATGCCAGCTTGCAGTCGACGACCAAGCTGGACTTTAACCATCGGAGCTGTGGTGTCAGGATATCCATTTAAGGATGCTGTTGCTCCTGTATTAATCCCTTCTCCCCGCTGTTGAGGCATGGGAGGTGCGGCTCGGAAATACTCCCGAAGCACCACGGCGGTCATGGGAGCCGCAGCGGCTTTTTCTGCAGGGGTGGATGGAACCGGCAACCCGAGGATTCGGGCAGCTAGTTCGTAATCAGCCGGAGAAAACACCTGAACCTACAGCTACCGATGGTTCTATTGTAGGCAATATTTTAAGCAAATCCCCCGGCTGTACACTTAAACAGACACAGATTCTCTCCAGCACGTCAGGTGAGGGGATGTATCGATTGTCGGTGTAAATCTTCCGCGTTGTAGTCGGAGATAATTCCGTCATCTTGCTCAATTTAAAAGAGCTGATATTGCCGGCATCTAAAACATTTTTTAACGTATTCACTAAATAACCACTTGCGGTATATGCGCTGTAGAAGGGCATGATACGCAGAAGACTCGAAATAGTAGCATTATATTAGGACAAAACAAGCTGAAGAATGTCCTCCCGAAAAACCCGCAACTTAGTTACAGGAGGAGCCGCAAAGATTAAAAGCCTAAGTGCTTACGCCGCACAAACTCTAAATCGTATGTTGTGAAATCTAGCGGTAAATTGCTGTTGTTGAAGGGGGACGCAAAAGGTTCGCCTTCAACATGGTCTTGCCACGCAGGAGACCATTTAGCGTGCAGATACCGCTTATTAAGCTCATGCGCAAGATGAATTGACTGAGCTAGCTGAGGTTCGCTACGCCAGGTTTGACTCCCATCTTCATAAGAATCAATCTTTGAGCCGTGGTAATAAGGCACTCCAACACTGAGCACACGCTTTAGGGGCTGAGCTTTAAATCGCATCCCGTAATCCATGTCTTCGCAATAACCGGGATACAGATTTTCGTCAAAAAGGCCGTAGTTCTGGACGACCCAATCTTTGAGAAGGAACAGATCCCAACCACCGCCTCCACCGTGAACAACGCCTACTTCCGGATCCTCAGCGTGCTCAACGAGTTTCTCTAGAAAACCGCCAGTAAAAGCAACATCATGATTTGCAATAACCCAATAAGGCGCCTTCATATAGGACTTGATAATCAAGTTCCATGCGCCACTGCACCCGATATTTGCAGGCAAATGACAGACAACAATCTTTTTTACGTACATATGACGCGACTTAGCTAAGAGATCTAGCTCTTGCGTAATTTGTCCGCGCCCGTTGTTATTGAAAATAACAAATGTATCTACAGGATAATCAATGCTAAGTAACAGCCTGTGTACCCAATAGGGAGTGTTAACAACAGCAGTACCTATAACAGGAATAGATTTGCGTGTATCGTTCATGGCCAATAATCAATGGCACTATATTACTATACCCAATCAGGAAATCCAACCCATCTGCTGAGCGATCAGTCCAGGAGACCCAATCTGAATACCCTGACGATTCTGTAGTGTTCGGATATAAGATCCAGCATCATGTAACGAGTCAGGGGTTCCAGTATCTAACCACGCTGTTCCGCAGCCTAGAACCTCTGCCGTAAGCTTCCGATCGCGCATGTAGCTTTTATTTAAATCTGTAATCTCGTATTCACCTCTGGGCGACAGCTTCAAATTCTTGGCGCGTTTAACAACGGACGCGTCATAGAAATAAAGTCCTGTGACGGCGTAGGAAGATTTCGGAGATTCAGGCTTTTCCTCGATGTCTATGGCACGTTTATTTTTGTCAAATGTAACTACGCCATAACGGCGGGGATCTTGAACCTGATATGCAAATACCGTTGCGTTATCTGAGCGTCTGCTCGCTTTCTGGAAAACTTCGGGCAAATGCTCACCGTGGAACAGATTATCGCCAAGGATCAAAGCACTCGGGTGACGGTCGATAAAATCCTCAGCAATCAGAAAAGCCTGGGCAATACCTTCTGGTTTTTCTTGAACGGTATAACTAATTTTCACACCCCACTGAGATCCATCTTCTAGAAGCATCTCAAAACTTTTTTTTATCCCGAGGCGTAACTATGACGAGAATTTCACTTATGCCGCACGACATTAATGTCGATAACGGATAGTAAATCATTCGGTTTGTCGTACACCGGCAACAACTGTTTGCTGACAGCAGTTGTCATAGGAGCCAGGCGTGTGCCTGATCCACCGGCAAGGATGATCCCTTTGCGTGGTTTCATTTGCCGCTATTGGCGATATACCAATCGACGGTGCTAGCGAGCTGCGCCGAGAAATTACCTTGTGGGCGCCACCCGAGCGATTTTTTTATCTTGGTCGAATCGATTGCGTACCGATAGTCATGCCCTTGGCGATCCATTACTTGCTGGATCAACCGACTATGTGGTCCGCGTTCAGGAAACCTTTGATCCAGTATGGCACAGATTTCGTGCACCAAAGCTTTATTTGTCCGTTCGTTGTTCGCTCCAACACAATAGGTTTCACCGATATCCCCACGAGCCGCGACCAGCAGAATCGCGCTCACATGGTCATCAACATGTAGCCAATCCCGCACATTAGTTCCTGTACCATACAGAGGTATTGGTTGATTATTAAGTGCCTTAGTAATCACAGTTGGTATCAATTTCTCTTCGTGCTGGAACGGCCCGAAATTATTACTGCAGTTCGTGATCGTCGTGCGCATCTTGTACGTGCAAGTCCACGCACGCACTAAATGATCGCTGGCTGCCTTACTAGCTGAGTACGGCGACCTTGGGTTGTAAACGGAATCCTCATCAAACGATCCATCATCATCCAACGATCCGAACACCTCGTCAGTCGACACGTGGTGGAATTTCACATCCGGCTTTGTTTTCGATAGCTCCCGCGCCGCCTCAAGAATCGAGAAGGTCCCCAGTACATTGCTTTCAATAAAAGCCTTGGGGCCTGCAATCGAGCGATCCACGTGGCTCTCAGCCGCCAGATGCAGGATGAAATCTGGTTTGATCCGCCCGACCAGATCAACGATGGTTGGCGTATCCACCAGATCATTCATGTAGATCCGAAGCCGCCCCAGGTGATCTTTAGTCGCTAGTGCTGCAGTGCTACTGGCATAACTAAACTTATCTATAACGCACACTTGAGCGCTCGTTTTAGCGAGCAACGTGCGAACGACGGCAGAGCCAATAAAACCAGCGCCACCCGTCACAAGGACAGTTTTACCGCGATACAGCGGCGCACAAGACTCAATAATATCTTCCGTCATCCGTCAGTCCGCAGGACAAGCTGCCAGCATACTAACAGCTCCTATTTATTCAACAACCAGCTCTTTGATGACATCGCGCAAGTTAGCCAACCAGTGTGGGCGCTCAAGCTCAAGCCGCTCATACGAATCAGTGCAATTTAAAACACTGAATTTCGGTCTTATAGCTAGCGTTTTGTAGTCGCTCGTACCCACACGAATAATCGTGGGTCTGTGCCTTAGTGCCTTCGTATTGAAAGCCTCTTCAGCAATCGCATCCGCAAAGTCAGCCCAGCTCATCGCTGAGCCATCAGTCCAATGGAACACCCCTGCGAGGGACTGATCCACGATCCGCCAGCAAGCGGTCGCCAAGCTAGCCGCCGATGTAGGGCATCCATACTGATCTGCGACGACCCGAACAATATCGTTAGTTTTAAACGCATTAATCATCTTCTTCACAAAGTTATCTCCCGTGGCGCTGTACAGCCAGCTAGTCCGAACAATCGCGTATTGATGCTCAGGTAGGGCATCGATTACATGTTGTTCGCCCCAGAACTTACTAGCCCCATAAACATTCAAAGGCTTAGGAACATCTGTGATCTCGTATGCTCTTGATTTGTTGCCGTGGAAAACATAATCCGTCGACACATATAGAAGTTTCCCGCCGGTCTTTTTCAGCGCCAACGCCATGGCACCAGGCCCATACGCATTGATCTGATACGCCTTGCGCGATTCGACTTCAGCTTGATCGACGTTCGTGTAAGCCCCTGCGTTTAAAATCCAATCAGGCTTATGTTCAATCACATAGTCATAACAACTGATACCTTGCTCTAAATCAAGCTGACTTCGATCCGGAATCAGAAGTTCGCACGTTTCAGGTACTTGTTTTTGCAGCTCGGTAGCCAACTGGCCCGAGCACCCAACTAGGAGAACCTTCATACAAAAACAAGCTGATTGGTATCAACATATTTAAAACTAGGAGCAGCGGCATCTTTAGCTGAAATAGATGGCACTTCACTAGGCGGAATCGGCCACGAGATCTTCAGATCTTGATCGTTCCAAGCAATCGAGCGCTCCGAAGCCTTGTCCCAATAATCCGTAGTTTTATAAGATACTTCAGCTTCGCAGGACATAACCATGAAACCGTGAGCAAAACCAACAGGCACCCATAACTGATTCCTGTTTTCCGAACTCAAGATCGCACTGATCCAGCGACCGTACGTAGGAGAGTTCTTTCGGATATCCACGGCGACATCAAAGATCTTCCCGATCAAGCACCGGACCAGTTTTCCTTGAGCATAGGGGTTCACTTGATAATGAAGGCCCCGAATCACATTGCGCATAGAGCGCGACTGATTATCCTGAACGAAACAGATTTCCTGCTCGCGTCCGACAATCTGCTCAAACTTGCGCTGATTGAAGCTCTCGAAAAAATACCCGCGTCCATCGGCGTGGATCTTGGGGGTGATTAACAGAGGCCCCTCAATATCAAACGGTTGGATATGCACACTTCTCCCTGCAAGTATGCGAATACTAGGAATCTATGTCGATTCGTTCAAGCCGCAGCCCGGCTTCCTGAAGCATTCCTACAGAAGTTGTAAAGCTAACGAGCCACCGCTCAGGGATTTCAAGAGCCGGCACAACAACGCGCGTAATACCAGCTTGAATCAATAAAGTGCAGCATGAGCTGCAAGGCAAAAAAGGCCAGATGTAAATGGAGGCATCCTCCAGACTGACGCCGTGCAAACTTGCTTGCGCAACGATATTGGCTTCTGCGTGGACCGTCCGAAGTAGTTTTTGCTGCCTGTCAGCTAGACGTTCGGCGGAATCATCGATCCCACGAGGAAACCCGTTGTACCCGGTCGCCAGGATGCGACGGTCCCGCACTGCGACAGCGCCAACCTGAGTCGAAGGATCTTTAGACCAAGTTGAAATGTGTTTAGCGAGATCGAGAAATCTACGGTCCCAGGTCACAGAATCAAGTAGCTAAAGGAATAGTTTGAAGATTCAGCAAAGCCAATTCCGGGGAGTCGCAAACCCAACGCGCAAAAATTAAAGCGGCGTCCCAATCTTTGAACACAGACACCCGATAGTCATTGGTGTCCGTGCGTTCGTACGCAACCGAAATGCCCAAAACGTTGTCCATAACATTTAATCAGGATCGTGCTCCTTGAGCCACGCGGTGATCAGTTGATTTGCTTTTGGTTCAACAAGATGGAAAACTACTGACAGTTCCAACCTGATCGCCCACACGTACTTCGACGCACCCGTCGTCAAGAACAAAAGTCTCCGTGGGAGGAATGTCCACTATCTTTCTCCTGCTGCTTTAATTGAAGTTCTAGCGTCATAGCTTTGTACTGGTAAGAATCCAGCCAAGCTTGATGCTGTTTAAGCGTAGACCAAGGACTCTTAATTTTGGACTGTTCGTAAAGAAGTTGTCCTAAAGCAGGAGGAAGAGATGCGACAGTCTCGCGCAAAGCATCGCGGCACGAATCGACAAATTCATCAGGTTCACCCTGCACAAGATCAGTCAAATCACTCATGTCAAAAAAATCAGAAATGCCCTCAGCGAGAGTCGAACTCGCACGTTCAGTTAAGAACGACGCATTTTAAGTGCGTTATGTCTACCATTCCATCATGAGGGCTTGACGACATTCTGCACCCTAAACGCATCCTTATTAAAAGGGATGCCCCGAGCACGAAGCGCCGAAACGACGTTGCGCTTGGTAGAGCAAAGATAGTCGCAATACGGCCCCGTGGTGTCTGGTTTTTGCGAAACGCGATATTTCCACGCACGGAGCTTGGACCCCTTAAGCACGAAGGATTCTTCGCAGACCGGGCAAACGAAAGTCTGCTGACGCACGGATCAAGAAAAGTAAAGCGCAACCCAGTAAAGCGTGAAACCGCAGGTTGCGCAAGGGGTCCGCCTGGCTATTTGGTGAGTTTCAGAAGTCTCATGCAACTCAGATCAATATGGGAGCTTGCCGTAACGCTCATATGCTTTCATGGTGCCGATGTCGTAGCAGTTGTTGGTCTGATACCGGGTGTAGCCTTTTGCGACCATGGCGCTCACGCACTGGGAAATAGCGACCTGGCGGTAGTCGTGGATCTCTTGGTTGGACGGACCAGGAGCAGGTTTGGGGTATGTGAGGACATATGCGACCACTGAGAACAGCCCTAAAAGGATGACACCCATCCAAACGGTTGACCGAGCTTCATGCCCGACTGCATTTACAAGGTTGGGAGACTGCCACGCAAAGGCTGCTTTGCCGAGATCTTTGCTGTCAAGACGGATGTTGGTGTTGCTCATGATGTGATGTGAAGCTCACCTAGTTATTCTACACCCTGGCAGCATGTTGGCGCAACCAGAAAATCCCGCTACCGTGCATGAGCCCAACCCAAACTGGCGCGTGAAGTTCGAACAAGAGTCCGGTTACGCTTTTACCCACGAGTGGTACAAGCAATTAACCGAGTCCGCACGCGTGGCGAGCACAAACGAAGTGCTCCAATCCAAAATCGACCCGACAAAAAAACATACGATTCTAGAAATAGGTGTTTTTGAAGGCGCCAGCTCCTGTTGGTGGTCCGATAATTTGCTCAACCATCCGGAAAGCGTCCTTTTTTCCATCGATCCGTTCACTGGATCAGAGGAACACCATGCAAATCCGCAGGAATACCCGACACTGAACCGAATTGAGCAAATTGCACGCGCAAATATCGCTAAATCGAAGAACGCCAGCAAGGTAAATGTCGTTAAAGGCGCCTCCTGGGACGTTTTTCACGTAATCAAGGAACTTACCAACAATAAAATCGATATTTTGTACATCGACGGTGCCCACGATCGCTTTTCAGTGACACGCGACGTGGCACTTTATTGGCCTCTGGTCAAAAATGACGGTCTGGTTATCTTTGATGATTACCCGTACCCGGATACACAGATCGCTGTCAACTCGTTTTTGAATATGAGCGATCAGTGCACCCAGGCTTTTGGTCTGTCCAGCCAGTTATGGGTGGTCAAAAAAGCTTAAATTCACGAAAAAGCGCTGGTTGCTTGCGAAGCAAGGTTACCCATCATCATGCGCTCTTTCAGTTCTTTCTCTAAGAAAGCTTTAGCAGCAGCACTGTAAGGATCTTGCTGAGATGAGCCACCTTTGGAGGGGGCAGATTGACCGCCTCCGGCAGCACCTAGAAACCCTTTGGCTGCACCGGTAAGAAAACCTGTGCCGACTTGAGAAAGAAAATCACCAATACCACCGCCGCCAGCTGCGGGAGCGGGAGATGTTACAGGCGTTGAGGACGAATACCCCGGACTGGTGTATTCCGAGGGGTCAGCGTACTGACGCCAATCGTAATCCATTGTTTTCTACGAAGTTAAAACAGTGCCTAGTAGGAGTCTAAGTCAAAAGGTTTTCATCAGGATCGTTAGATTCTGTTTTCTCGGAAAAGAAGGCTTTATTTACGGCGCGACTAAGAAGATTGTGTAAGTCCATATACTTACAATCCATGCCGATCGCGTATGAGTCGAGATCAAAACCAAAAGTGTCGTATAAGACTCCGCGATAAGACTTCTGTTCTTCTACGTCGCCTTTATAAAGCCGCTTACAAACTGAGTAAAACGCATATAACTTATCTTCGTATTCTAAGTTGTCCCAAAAAGCATTAGCCTCCTGCTCATAAACAATAAGTGCTTGCTGATATGAGTTACGAATTTCTGCCCACGCCTCGTCATCGATGAAATCTGAACGTGCCATATCAACGACCAAACAGTAATTCTGACAAACCAAACTCGTTCTTAGCAGGATTAAACCGTTCCTTGAGTAGATCAACGCGTTTTTCGAGTTCTGAACGGGCTGCTCTGCGTTGCATTTCTTGTTTCTGTTCGGCAGTAAG